TGTTTATGATGTCATCATCAATGGTTAGAAGCTTACCTTCCTTTGAGTAGTTTGAAGTTAACTTTGGTAAAACATCATCAAATACAACTTCAAGGTGAGCCAGCGTATACTTAGAGAGGATTTCATCTTTGATAGTGTTCTCTACATAAGAATCTAACGTATCTAATTTAAGGCGCAGGAGAGTAAAGAAATCCTTAAACCTAAATTTAGCATTCATCTCGTCTATGTTATGTAAGCCGCATGAAATATGTCGGATACCATAATCAATTTTTTTCCTATGTACCTCTACCTTTCCATCCCTAATCAAAAGAGAGGTTAGCCACTTCTGTGCATTAGCTTCTCCAAAGCTAGTTGAATATTGAGTACCTAAGATGTGGATATTGTCCTGTATCTGAGGTAGGTGGATATGACCGAGGAAAGAATACTTTCCTTTTGTGAAATGGCTACGCTTTAGGTAGGAATCATACTTATAGTTACCGTGGGACTGACAGCCGTCGTACCCGAAGTGCCCAAACATATGATTCTTTGATTCTTTAACCGCTTTTACAATATCGCTTTCATGCTCAAAGTGCGGAATGAAATCAAAATCAACACCAGCAATTCTTTCTGTGCCGCACTCGGAGAATACTTTGGCTATATCACTAAACAATGAGAGTGTAGTCTCTGTAGACCCACTCTTAGATATTGTGTCGTGATTTCCTCTGTTTATATAAATGTCTTGGCACTCCAAACCCTCCAACAACTCTCTGAAAGCTAGTAGCTCACTGCCTCTTGGATTGCGTCGGTGAAAGATATCACCGTTAATAACAACCGCGTCCGTGGGTTTTTGGTTTACCAAACGGGTCAGAGTGTCTACTTGAGTTTGTAAGTACCCTGGAATATAATCGCTTCTTAGGTGTAAATCCGTAAGAAGAACTACTCTTTTAGTTCTGGACATAATTAATTAGTTCTGAGTGATTGGTAAGTACCCCTTCCTCAGTAAAGGTTGCCTCGATACCATCTCCGAAAGATTTACCAACTTCGATATCTACCTCAAAAGGCACAACAAAATCAAAACCATATAGAGCTGGCAGGTCTTGAGTAGACTGCAAGCAATATTTGAGCAGCTCTGATACTTTTTTTATCTCATCAATGTCGCACTGTACTTCAACCGAGTCGTGAACGGAAGCTAGAAGGTCTAGGTCCAGACCGAGATGGTTTGAATATTTTTTTACGCGCTCAATTCCATGTAGCATGAGGTCCGAAGCGGAACTTTGAATGATAAAGTTCATCCCCTGGCGGAGAGCTCTCTCTTGATGAGCACGGGATGGGCTGTTAACGTTTTTAAGGTGCCTCCTGCGCCCAAACAGACTTGTGGCATACCCATCAGACATAATCTTCTTTCTGCCTTCCTTAATCCACGAGAACACGTTAGGAAAGGCACGAGAGTAATCAGCAAAAATACCTTTGCAATATCCTAAATCTTTGCCCACCTGCTGTGAAAGTTTGTTAGGTCCGCCGCCGTAAACAATAAGGAAGCTTACCGACTTAGCAATCTGTCGTTCCTCTTTGGTGATGTCGTCAATCGCCTTTCCGTAAATAAGGGAGGCTGTATACTTGTGCAGGTCTTGCCCTTCAGTGAACGCCTTAATTAGGTTAGGGTCTTGGCAGCACTGCGCAAGCACACGGAGTTCCGCCGTAGCATAGTCCGCAGCGACAAAGGCTTTTCCGTCTTCAGCTACCATCAGTTTTCGGATGTTCACTGGGTCATCTGCACTTGGTCGTGGCAGGGTGTGGAACGAAACGCCTTTCTTGTATTCCTTGTTAACGTATTTATTTTTCTTATTTAATTCGCGTACCTTAACATTAGGAGTTGAACAAGACAGGCGTCCCGTTACCACAGTTGAGAAGTTGTATTGGGAGTAAATCCTCGGCTCCTCATTCCAATCAACAGATTTGCGAACACCAGTAACATAGGTTTTGTGTTGCTTGATTCTAGTTTTATATTTTAATAGCGTCTCAATAAACTCTTTAGCTTCTTTGTTAGTAGTCTTTGCTTTAAGTTTGTCTAGATGCTCTTCAGTGATGGAAGGTAGTTTATTTACCTTAGAAAATATCTCGGGCTGCAAATCAAAACCATCAGACGTAAACAGTACACCCGCCAACTCTAAAGTTGAGTTTGGATTAAACTCTTTAACGGGAGACAAATCATTTAGCTTAGCTGACAGAGTTTCTATCTCTTTAACGAGAATAGAATCTAGCTCCTCCAAATAAGCCACATCTACCTTAATACCCCTGTTCTCCATCTCAGCCATAGTTAGGAGAATATCTTTTAGAATACCGTCGTACACCTTATCAACCTTCATCGATTTCATCTTAGGTCGCATTTCTCTATACGCACGTAAGGTAAACTTGCAGTCCATGGCGTTACCAAAAGCCATCTCGTCTAAGGGCATGTTTGCCCAATCTGTTTCTTTTCCGTTGTTTACTGTAAGCATTTTAGTTCTCTTATTAAAGTAGATAAATCAATAATTATGTTAGCATATGTAGAGCAAGTTCCTCCATCTTTTTGTGTATGGTCTCTCACATTTAAGATGTGCTCTAGCGCAGCCTTTAGTGTTTCAATACACTGGTTCACCGCTTCTGGGTGCAAATCTTTCCTTAACCCCATTAGTAAGTCTCTAGCTCCGTGGGGAAAAATTCTTTAACCAAATCCATCAAGCCATGAGGTAAGTTCTCGTCAATCAAGGAGTGCATCATCTGAGTATCCTCAATGTTGGCAAAATCAGAGATACCTAGATTCATCAAAAACTTCAAATCAAACTTGCAGTTATGGAAAATCTTTGCCTGATTTTTATTAGCACATACCTCCTTAAGCCTAGAAATCATCTCATTCAATTCCGTGCCAACAAAGGGGGAATCCTTATGATGGACAGGAAGAATAAACGTAGCAGAGTCTGAGGCAATACCAATGGTCTGTACTTTATCCTTCTTATAATCAAGCCCTGTCGTTTCTATATCAACTGCAAGCTCGGTATCGTTCTTAATCAAATCGAACTGCTCATGAATACTATCAACGGTATCACATAGAACGAAATCAAGCTTAGAAAGCTTATTGTTTCCTAGTACAAACTTATCATAAGCATTGTTTACATCTTGGATAAACAAAGTTCTTAGTTTGGGCTCTAGGTACAAAGACATTGGGTGGAGAGTTGGAACCACAGCGATTGGCTCCTTGCCCTCTTGCACAAAAGGAAACTCTTTCCCCCTCTTGTTTGTAACCCCGGACTTCTTTATGACGGCTTTCATTGCCATATTGCCTAGAGGGATAATCAAGGTAGGGGAAATAGCATCTAAGTCTTCGTACAAGTACTCCCTGTGCTTGGTAAGCATGGCAGTATCCACATCTGATTCTCTAAAGCCATACGATTTAATCGCCGCAACAAACTGGTAGGAATTGTTGGGGAGCTTGGTCTGCTCTAAAAGATGTGAAAGAACACCGAACTCTTCGTCAGTGAACTCATATGTTACTCCATTTTCTCTATGAAAAGAATCATGAACAAAGACAATTTTAGCGTCTGTCACCTCTTCTCGGTGAAATTGTTCATCATTCATAAAAGAATTTAGTAAAGAATCAGAAATCATAACCTATTATAGACACATGGAAAGCTTAAAGAAAAATTATATTGATAATAAGCATTTTGAAAAAACTATAAGACTCTATCTTGAGGATAATGATACCTACGAAGAGGAAGTTGTTCGTTTATTCGACCTGCTTATTACCAATATATTATTATCTTTTAAATTTAAGATTGAATTTGATGACGCGAAACAAGAGTGTTTTTGTTTAGTCCTCAAAACATTAAAGAACTTTTCTCCTGAAAAAGGTTCAGCCTTTAATTATTTTACTACCGTCATCTTGAACAATCTAAAGCTTCTCTATACAAAAAGAAAGAAGTATATTGATAAGGTACACGAGTACCGAAAGATTATGGGTGATTTTGGGGTTCAGTCTCAGACTGAAAAAACTGATACAGATTTGAATACTCCACCTGGACGCTAACCCTACCATTCTTTGTCGTCAGTAACGACGGCACTGAAGTGATGGAAAAGCTGGAGAAACATTCAGGAGTATCCCAACTGTTAATCAGATAGAGGGTTTCGTCCCCTTCCTGCTGCGCCCACTGTTCAGCCATTTCCAGGATTTTAGCGCACCTCTTATCCCACAGAGAGTGGTACAAGACCAGGATATCTGTCTCGCTCTTAGACTTAAGAGCTTCGTTTACTTCACTATCCGTTGTTAGTTTCTTTAGCGTTCTCATCGGACTTCTCGGACTTCTCGTATTCAGCCATGATTTTTGCTTTTTCTTCTTCTGGCATGTTGCTAATCTTTTCATTCAGCTCTTCCATGGTGGCGGAAATGCCTTTGAAAAATAAGATTTTAGCAAGGTCGTCATCAGACATACCAGCAGCCAAAGCGTTCTTTACGTTTTTCCACCCGGTAGTCTCTTCCTGAGTAAGTTTAATGTATAATTTCATCCTTCGTGTTGAATATTTAATTTTAAAGTTGTAATTGTTAGGGTTCAAAGACCCCAGAGTAATTTTTTCAGATTTTACCATTTTAGTTACTATTATATTAAATGGGAAAAAAGATTGAAGACATTCTATCCCACGGCGAATTCAAACAAAAAAAGAGAATTAATAGCCGTAGAAAAGGAAATGCATTTGAAAGAAAAATCTCTACATTGTTAAACGAGAGATTTGAGACAAACGAGTTTTGCCGTTCTCCAGGTTCAGGAGCATTTGCAACAACTCATAAGTTACCTCAACACATTAAAGTCCACGGGGACTTAATTACACCAGAAAAATTTAAATTTGTTATTGAGTGTAAATCAGGGTACACGGTTGAGCTTGACGATTTGTTCAAACCTAAATCAGATTTTTGGGCATTTATCGACCAAGCTAAGAGAGATGCAAAAGCAGCCAATAAGGATTGGTTGATGGTGTACCAAAAAACTAGAAGAAAGGCAGTCGTGGTTTCTAATGTTAAATACGCTCTAAAGCATGTAGAGTTATTTGGAGACTGCTACATGTATAGCTTCGATGAGTTCATTAAGCTTCCTGTAAATTTTTTCTTCTCCGACTGAATTAGTATTCTCTGAGATTGCTGTTGCAAGTATATCAAAGAGTTTAGGTTTAATCTTTGCTTCCATCTTAGGATAGAACACTCCTCCACCCCGAGAAGTTTTTCCTCTTAGGTCAGTGGAGAACACAACCTCGTTACCTATAGTCCAAGTATAACCTCCAGATGGGGTTCTCGTAGGCTTAGCTTTGCTTAAAACATATTTGGCTACTTGATGGTTGCCAGCGAAGCGTATCTCCCCTCTCATAGCTTTCATCATAGCGTCATCCTCTTCGGTGACGAAGGAGCTAATCAAATCATTCATTGCAAAACCTTCGTTTAGAGAAGGGTCTTGCTCTGCTTTCAACTGCCTCAGGCGACGAATAAAATTAATTCTAGCATTACCAATGGCAGTATTATCCTTGCTAGCTATGGCGGTATCGATTTCTTGTTGCCACTCACTAAGCATTCGTAGAGTATCCACATCCCCATCAGCCACGTCTCCTAACAAAACGGAGAATGTAGCTTTAATTGAAGAGCGAGCTCTAGCATCAGAGCCAAACATAGCCTCTGCTGAACGAGCAATAACAGCATCTACTTCCATAGCCTTCTCTGCTACATTACGCTGTGAGGGCTTTAAGAATTTCTTCCTGGTAGATGTAAACTCTGCTGCTTCCTCACACTTCTGCCTTTGTGCTGCAGTAGATAAAGTTTCGCAGGGGGTGTTGTGGTAAGCATATGCAGGAGTATAGTAAGAGCTGCCTGATGGAGTATCTTTATCAAACCCGCTTTGAGATTTTAGTGATACACCTACGCCGCCACCCCCGGTAGTGTCAACCGTTACCTGTCCTGCTCCCAAATCACTAAGGGCTTGAGCGAACTTTTGTGCATCGTTTACACTAGCAAACTCTACCATAAAATCTGCTTTAGTTGTGGCTGTAGAAACCTTACCTCTTGAAGTAACTCCAGTAGGGGATACCCCTGCATTTTTCGCTACCCGAGCTAAGAAATATGATTCTTTAATGGTGTCTTTTATATAATCGACAGCAGCTTTGTTACAATTGTCGGTGTCTATGTCTTTTAGTAGAGATTCAGAAGCGACTCTAGCATCCTCATGCTCAAACGTCATGCCTAAGTTGCCATCAGTAACAACAAAGTTCTGTATTTGCTCTCCCAAATCGCAGACATCCTTGATAGCTTGAGCAAATGCTTCCATGGCTTCGACAGTGGTAGCCACAGATTCGGTGCCGAAAAAAGTATTTAAAGTTCCAATCATCAAATCTTCTTTCTTAGTTCCTAAAACTTGATAGATGTTACCTGCCCCACCACCAACACTAGAGTTAAAGATAGCGGGTCGGGTATCCCCCGTAGCGCTCCTCACTTCTATGCCTTTAAATTGAGAACAAATATCTTGAGTGTAGCTACCCATAGACATGCCATACATCTCTTGCCCTGCGTATTGAGGGGAAGAAGCCATACCCTCTAAATAGGCTGCGAAGTTAGGGGCTACTCTCTTAACCGAGTCCATGGCTTGTCTTCTTCCAAACCAAGAACCCGCATTGGTTTTAGGGTTACGGCAAACAAAAGAATCTAAGAGTTTTCTTTCCCTGGGAGTTAAATCAGAATCATCAATGTAAGAGCCCTCTTTGATTTTTTTTGCTACGCCTATCAAATCCACATGCGCATTAAAAATTTCTTTTTGTACTTCTGGAGCTACCCACGGAGTATCCCCACCACGTAGAGACCTTTTGAACTTCATCAACTTGGTGTTGGCACCTGTAGGAGCTAATGTGATTCTATCGAATAAATCCTGAGCATCTATACCAGGAATAACACCATCCATCTTTTGCGCGGCTTTCTCTATCTCTCCTGGCTGAGCTTCATAAGGAACGTAGTCTGCTGTTTGGTCAATTTCTTGTCCTGTGTTTGTGTCGAATACAGTTCCGTCGCTTTCTGTTTCGGGTGCCTGTTCCCCTCCAGGCTCAGCCTTTAAATTTGCTTGAGCTCCTTCATCATCCGCAATATCACCTTGCAAATACTCTATAGCTCCCGCTAGAGTTTTACTGTTGATTCCTGTATGTCCCCCGCCAACACTAAGAGTGTATCTTGTTCCTTTTTGTGTGCGGAACTCCACCTTAGGTAATGAGCCAGCTTTTTGCGAAGGAATATACATGGGGTCGTAAGTCCCCCCAGTTCCTCTCATCTGTTCGGGAGGCACTTGTAATTTTTGTAGAAGGTCTGCTTTAATTTGATTCTTTTGTGCGTCGGGTAATTTTGCCGTACCCCCCATCATGGAATTATATCTTCTACTTAGCTCTTGACGACCTTTATCTTTAGTAGAGGCATCTTCCTGTTCCGTAAGAGAATATTTTCTCTTACGGATGGCTTCATAAGATTCCATTAGTTGGTCGAAGATAGATTCCATGTCAATATAAAAGGCTCCCCACCATTAGATAGGAAGCCTTTTTGGGAACTTTAATTATTTATTAGCCAAGCCCGGGAATGAGGCTTCCTAAAAAGTTTTCAAAGGCGCTATCAGTGGTTTTATATTGTACAATCATATCGTACTTGATTTCGCAATCAATAGTTGCAAAATCATTCGTGCCATAAGAAAGTTCGCCAATAGACCATTTGATTGGGAACGCGCCATAAAGCTTAGCTACCAGTTTTGGATTGCGCTGGTTATCTAATTGAATAACTTCTATCGTTCTCTTGAATTGGTCGCCTGCGATGACAGGGTTCGAGTGGGTACCAAAGATTGGGTCATAAGTTGTTCTCATCCACGCATATAGTAACTTAGCAGTATCTCCTTTAATCATATTATCAAAGGAAATGGTAGCCGTTTGCGTAGAAGGTCGTCCAGGATAGTAAAATCTATCGTTAACTTTGTTAACGTCGATAGTTTCTACGTTATAGGAAAGACCAGTTACACGGCGAGCTGCTAACGTTAAGGTATCGTTGGTGTCAGTAAAATTAAAGAAGTTATCTACTGTACCAAGAATACCAGCTATATTAGGGATTCTAACAATCCACCCATACGCCCGAAAAGAATCGTACATATGTGTGAGTTTGTGACCTTCGGTGATGTCGATATCAAGTTCACGGGAGCTTTGCCTCCAAAACTCGTCTACTGCTTCTACGTTAAATGCCATTGTTTAATCTCCTGTATTATATAGGGTCCTAGCTAGCGCTTGCCACTCCTCCAGTCTGGCTAGTTACGTTGATTTCGAATACGACAATTTCTGCAGTTTTCGTAGGCTGTACGATTACCTTACACCAGAGTTCGTTTCTATCGATTCTAGCTGGAGTATTTACTGTCTCATCGCAGATTACCTTAAAGGCGTCTAAGCCTCTACGGTCTTTAATGTCTTGCAAGAGTGGTTGCAGAACATCAACAATTTGTTGTCTAGTGATTGCATCATTAGGTTCGAACACAAAGCGTCTAGTACCAGCTAGGATTTGTTTCCTAATTTGAATCATTAGTCGTCTTACGTTAATTCTATCCAGGGCGGTAGAGGCTCTTTGAGCAGTTCTTTGCCCGAAGATTACTAAACCGTCCTGAGGGAAGCTTACAATTGGGTTGATTACGTTGCCTCCAGCGTATAGAGTATCTCTGTCGCCTTGGTTAAGAGTAACTTCAGCTTCAGTAGGCTTGGTTAGTCTGCCTCTTCTCAAACCAGCAGGAGCAAACCATGGGTCTGCAACTTCATCTGTGAATGCCATCTGTCTGACAGCAAACACACCTGGGTCTAGATACTGGTCGGTAGCAGTGAAGACATTGAAAGTCTTTAGCCATGACCAATAAATAGCAGCGTAAGAGGAGTTAAGTGGAGAAGTTCTTCCATCACCTTTTCCGTTATGCCAGTTGATGGCTTCTTGTGCAGTTTTCAATCCTTGTGGGGGAGATAGTACAGCTAAGAAGTTTTGAGTTTGCTCAGCAACTGTTACTAAGTTATTTTGAACTGATTGCGTAGTAATACCTGGAACTAGGCACAGAGATAGGTTTAAGGTATCATCTCTGAAAGCCTGCATACCGCTTCTGTTTACTTGGTTTCCAATCAGCGCTTGAGTTACATTAGTATTAGTTAGGCTGTTGTTGTAGCTACCTGCGTCACCATTTACCCCGCTAACAAAGTCGTAGTTTCCTGCGAGTACTTTAGGGAAGGTTAGTGTTTGTGCACCGTTAGCGTTGTTAAGAGCTAATGAAGCTGCGTAACTAATGCCTTGTTG